AGTCATACTTGAAGTCTAATACACCTTGATGTTTCCATCTAAATGCAATGTTAAGACCATCAACTATCAGCAAGTTCCCAATCGGAGCTGGGTTCCCAAGGCTTGAGAACGAAATCGCCATTTGTAAATTTAATCTCCTCTTTGTCTAGCCAGTCTTCTAAAATAAGTAGATATGCACCTAGCCAGGCAATATACATATACTTAGTTGTATTTTTGGGTTTTCTAACAGTTGCGACAAAGAATTTACCATGATTCTCGCGAAAGACGAGAAGCGGTTCTTGTTTCATTTGTTGAGCTTGTCTACAAATTTTACTCCACCACTTAAATAAATTATTACTTTTCTGTGTATAAATTTTGGAATCAAATCCAACATGTTTATAAAACTTTACCTCTACACAAAATATATTGTGTTTGCCGTGTACTCTTAAGTCTCCTTTAATCTTTCCACTACCAGATCCAGGAGTCTGTTCCCATTTTTCTTGGGTTACTCTATCAAGGATTGCAATAACTTGCTGCTCTCCTCTATTACCCTTCTGTCTCGGATTAACCATCTAAATGACTAATCTTATCTTCTTTAACTACTTCTATTTTGGACAATAGTGGGTGTGTCCAACCATGTGATACTATATAAGTATTCAAATTTTCCTCTCTTAGTAGAATCTCTACTAATTTCTCTTTTCCTAGTTCATCTAACACATTTGTTACTTCATCTAAGAATAGTGCGTTTATTTGTGACTTAGAGATGCTACTCATTAGTTTACGAATAGCAAGTAAAGTAGCTGTATTTACTCTTGCAAGTTCTCCTGCACTAAGAGCTAATATGTCTACTGGTTTTCCGTTGTCGTCTATTTCTACATTTAATTTATCATTTAGCACTACAAATTGCAAACTGAATCTTCCATCAGATAGCTCTGCTAAATACTCGTTAGTGAGTTCTTCTAAATCTTTAACTAAATTTTCTATTTTATAAGCAAGTAGTCCATTAGTACTAAAAGCTTTCTTTAATACTTCTATGTGTCCAAGTCTCTCTTCTATTAAAGTTAGTTCTTCTGTAAGAGTCTGTAGTTGATTTTCAAAATCTTGTTGCTGTTCTTCTATTATAGACATGCGCGTGTTATGCCTTTCTACCATCTCATTTTGTCTTATAACTTCTTCTAAACTATCTCTTTCTTTTTTGATCGCTTTCTTTAGTTCTATAATATTATTTTTTAAATTTTCTTCGTCAAGTATCTCTGTAGGTAATGTATTATCTATATCTCTAAATAAATCTTCCCATTCTTCTACTTTTCTTTTTGCTACTATTCTTATTTTTTCTATTCTTTGAGCTTCTTGTTTTTCTTCTGTTAGTTTTTCTACTATCTCTTGATATTTATTAATTTCTGTACTGTGGTACTCTATCTTTTCGCCTACAAAACTTTCATCTATATCTTGATGACAAGTTGGACACTCCCCTTTCATTGTCTGATACTCTTTCAAGGAATTAGAATGTTCTTGGACTTTGTACTTAGATAATGTAATTTCTTTATTTATAGGAGTTATATCAATTGACGTAGTATACTCCTGTAATTGATTTTTGTAAGAGTTAAGATCAATTTCAGCTATCTGTTCCTTTGTAAAATTATTTTTTATAATTTTTTTATTTGTTTCAGAGATATTCTCATATTCTCTCATATAAGAACGTAAAGTTTTTTCATTTTCTTCCGACTGAAATGGTAAATCGATTTTCGATAATAGTGATGTATCATCCATTTTATTATCTGACAACCATTTTACAATTGTGTCAATTTTACCTTGCAGTCTCGTAGCATTTGCTCCAGAGGTTCTTGCCAAGTCTTTAAATACTTCAAAATATTCTACATACTTATTTAGTTGTAATAAGTCTATCAAAAATCTTTTTCTATTTGTATCAGTAGCAGTAAGAAACTGCAACGATGCATTAGTATTTTGATATACAATTTGACTAAATGTTTTATGGTCTATTCCAATCACTTCTTCTAAAGTTTTGTAAGTATTTGTAGCTGTATGGCTTGAGATATCTTCTCCATTCTTATAGAATTTTACTTTAATATTGCCTCTACGAACTACATCAATTAAGTACTCGTCGCCTACTACTTCAAAAGACAAAGATATATCATAGCCATTATTGACTTCACGATTTGGTATGTCTGCTTTCTTAATTCCTTTCGAGTTTTTATTGAAAAGAACTTCCTCTAATATGAGAGGTATAGAGGATTTACCTGTACCATTAGTACCGACTAACTGTGTTACTATACTTTCGGTTAAATCTAACTCATTGTCTGCTCCATAACTGAAACAATTACTCCACTGCAACTTCTTTAGCGTAATCACTAAACACTCCTAAAATATTTTTAACTTTATCTTCGTTTAACTCTAGTATATAACTTAAATATTCATTAAGCTCTTCTTCCATAGACATTTCTTTATCTAATACTAGTGTTGCTTCTGTTTTTCTTCTTATAACTTTTTTATCAAGTAACTCACTATTTTTAATATTACTTAGATCAGATACATCTCCTTCTATCTCATATATAGTATGGTGATAATCTGTTTGTACCATTTCATCTTCTGTTAATACTGTTTTTCTTAATAGCTGAGGTAATTTGAATTGATGCCATGTCCATTCCCATGTATCATCAATTAATAAGTATCCTGTCTTTACTATATTCCTATGAAAACTTGTAGTCATAGGACTGCCAGGATATATTATATTTCTTTGAGTATTTTCATGAGCATGTAAATCTCCAGAGAATACATACTTATATTTATCAAATCTTTCTAAATCTACTTCAGGCTGTACATGTGGAGGTATTTCTCCTCTAACATGTGTAAATAGTACTTCAGTGTCTATACCTTCTATACTTTGTTTTTTATGTAAGTCTGCATAAGGCAGTATTGCCCAATCATCTTCGTAGTAAGTTTCATCTATAACTTCTACAAGTGGATTAATACTTGTAGTTGCTTTTTTTAAATTTGTAAAGAAAGTTTTATTTTTACGAGTAGCTTCATGATTTCCATCATAAATAATTGTTCGTTTTGTAACTCCCTTTACAAAGTCAAAGTAAAGACTTAATTCATCCATTGAAGGGACTCGGTCAAACAAGTCCCCACCAATGATGTGCAGATCAATTCTATCACATTTTTCAATTTCTTGAATTTGCTCAAAGAACATTTTATAGCGAGCGCATGCCCATGCCATTGGTACGTTCTTCTGCCCTAATTTAATATGCCAATCTGCCGTGAATAGAATCATCCTAGAAGTTCATCTCCTTCTTCCCAAGCACAGCCAGTGAGACCACCAACTTTAATTGCTTGTAAGGTTCTAAGTACTTCTTTGGCGTTTCTGCCTGTGTCAAGTGCATTTACACTTACGTGTTGTACTGTATCATTTCTATCTATAATATAGGTAGCTCTATAGCAAACACCAGCTTCTTCATTTACGATACCAAGCTTATGAGACAAACCTAAACCACAGTCTGCGGCTAACGAATGTTGTATGTTGCCAATTATTTCATTGTCTTGTTTCCAAGCTAACTTACAAAATTCATTGTCTCCACTAATACCTATTACATTAGCTTCTTCTACTAACATATCCATTCCCGCTATTTCTGTTGGGCATATGAAAGTGAAGTCCTTTGGATAAAAGTATACTACTGTGTACTCCTTTTTCAAAGGCTCATACTGTTCTGTAACTGATACTTGTACAAAGTTATTGTCTTTATCGACACCCTGCAAAGTAAAGGCAGGGAACTTTTGTCCTACTGTAATCATGATTCTCCTTAACTAATATCGAATTCGTCGCTTATTGACTCATCAGGTTTTGAATTATCCGCACCTTCTCTTAATCTGTCAAGAAGTTCTTTCTGAGCATCTGGAGTTGGTCTTGTTAAGATTTCATCCATAGACTTAAGGTCTGCTACTAGCTCTTGCTCTTCTTCAGTTAAAGGTCTTGGTTTGCATTTTAGTGCTTGTAATTGGTACTCAACATTATAAGCCATTGGTCCAGTCTTAACTCTTTTAAAACATACGTCCCACCCAGTTTCAGGGTCAGTTGGGTCTCCGAGGTCTTCCGCGGCCACCATTACTTGTTCTAGTAGTTTCTTCTTGAGGTTTAAGACTTTGACTTTACCATCATGAATGCATTGAATAGCGTATGACCATCCACACTTAAGCTCAGGATGATACTCCCTTACCCAGTCTTTTTCTTGATTAGTAAATGCTTCTGTGTTTCTGTCGAATGACAAACACTCGAAAGGTAGATTTTTACCGTTTTCTCCTTTTAGCCAGTACACATATCTTGGTAACATGTCACCGACCATTCTTACTTTATTATCGCCTTCTACATATTGGTAGCTATCGATTTTGTTCTTTTGGGCTTCGCCCTTGGCTTGATTAAAACTTATTG